AACCTGACTCCACAGCAGCTCATGAGCGCCGAGGACATCACGCTACAGCGCATTTACAGCCGGATCATAGAGCGTTGTTTCCCCTTGAGGTACGAGGGCGCGGACAGACGCCTGGGCGGATCCGATAGGGCCGCGATGGCGGCGTTACTGGACATGTAGGGGGGGGGACCATGGAGGACAGGCATATATATACGCGAGAGATCATGCGCGGAATCGCCGACATGCAGCTCTACAGGTGCAGGCGCTGCGAAAACCTGATCACGGGCTACATCGACTCGACGGGGAAGCACGCGCCGAGGGTTTGCCCATGTTGCGGCGCGGGACTGAGGCAGGACCCGTACAAGGCAGGCGAGCACGTAGCGATAATGTAATTGAATAATGTAACGAATAATGTAATGGCGCGAATGTCGGCCCAGCTTTCAGAGACTGGGCCTTTTTCATGCGCACCACTAAAATAGGCCACCTTCTCCACCATCCACAGAATAGCATGTGGAACATATGCACATAGCTACAAACCACGCAACTACACAACATTTATATAGCTATGTGGGTATTGTGTAGCTATATGATTGTGGGCTGGTTCGGCATTGCGTAGCCATATACTAATACCAACATCCACCCGCTACCCGAAAGGGGTACACCATGACCACCACCGCCAACATCGAGACCATCGCAGCCAACATCAACAAGCTGGCGTCTTTCGTCAACGGTCTTTTCGAGCGCGGTGCATTCGGCGTGTACTACGATGGAGCGAATCTCGTTGAGAAGTACATCACCGATTCGCGTATCATGCTTCACTGCATCATTGACAGCGACTTTGCCGAGGCCGAAAACTCGCGTTGCTACCTTATCAGGCACAGCGGCTGCACCTTCGAGCTTACAGTATACCGCAACATGAGCTTCTCGTTCGATGAGGTTGACTAACGCTTCGAGCGCGGCCCCTTCGGGGGCCTTTTTTGTGCGCGGATCCGGCAAGGGTGCAACAAGTGCACCCTGACGGATCACGCCTGTCTTGGGCCTCGTTCGTGCCACGGTACAAGTAGGGTGCAACAAGTGCACCCTGAGAAGGTGCGGCCCCCGCCTCTTTCGATTATGTAGCTATTATGTGGGCGCAAGGGTATAGCTACTATATGCCTGATGTAGCTATATAATAATGCCAACATGATCGACCAACCGAAAGGGGCCACGATGAGCGCCTACAAGCACTTCCACGGGATCAACGCCTTCACCACCATAGACGATATCAAGGCGCAGTACCGCAAGCTCGCGATCGAGAACCATCCCGACATGGGCGGCAGTGTTGAGGCGATGGCAGAGATCAACGCCGAGTACATGGAGCTGTGCAAGCGCTACGGCAACGTTCACAAGGCCGCGAACGGCTCGACCTACGAGAGGGAGACCGAAGAGAGGCCGTCTGACTTCATCGCCATCATCGACCAGCTCATTCGAATGGGCGTCGATTTCGAGATCGTCGGGACGTTCGTCTGGATCTCGGGCAACACCTACGAGCACAAGGACGAACTCAAGGCCATGGGTTGCCGATGGAGCGCGAAGCGCCGGATGTGGTACCTCGCGCCGAAGGACTGGAAGGGCAAGCGAAGTCGCATGACATATGACGAGATCAAGGACGCATACGGGGTCCAGTACAGCCACAAGGCCGCTGGGTATGCGGGAATCGCAGTCGCTTAGGGGTGCACTTATTGCACCCCGGCCCCTCCGGGGGCCTTTTTCGTTTGTGTAGCTACTATGTAGGCACGTGATCCCGCCTGTGATGTAGCTATATAATGCTATTATATAAGCGTCAACAGGGACGAAGAGAAAGGAACCACCATGAAGGCGAAGATCGACGGCAACACGATCGAGGAGGTCAATTTCCACTACTTCAAGAAGGACCTCGAGCGCAAGGCGAAGAAGAGCGCCAGGGCCGAGAAGATAGCCGAGCTGGTAGCCGAGGGCATCGACAAGCGGCTTGCCGCCGACATGGTAGACTGCGGCCTGGTGTAAGGACAGGCGAAGGCGGGCGGGGCCGCTCCCACGGGGGCGGCTTTTTCATGTCCGGATCCGCTTGTGTAGCTAATATGTAGCCACAGAATGACGCCTATAATATAGCTATAGAATGCTAATATATGAATTGTCAGGTGAGCAGCACGAACGAAAGGAACCGAAATGCTTGATTCGTCAACGTCATTCGAGATCGTCAAGATGTACCACAAGGCATACGGAATGCTCTTCTGGGAGAAGCAGGGCGGCAGGGACGGAGACGTCTACTACGAAAGGTGCAGGACGCTCTGGGAGGTCATGAGGGTTCTGGGCATCGACCCGAAGGGAAACATGCTAAAGCCATACTGGGAGATTTAGGAGAAGCCCCTTCGGGGGCCTCTTTCGTCTCAGGGCAACGCATACGGCTTCGCTGTGTTCGATGCCATCGCCTACGATCCCAGCGGGCGCGTATGGTACGCGCTCTTCAATTAGGGCATTGTGTAGCTATCATGTAGGCGTTGCATAACGCCAAAAACGTAGCTACATAGTGCTAATATACCAATTGTCAGAAGGGCAACCCAAAGAGGTGGAGCGAAAATGAAGGTCTTCGCACAGTACGTCAACCTGAGCACCCGCAACACGGTCAAGGTCGAGAAGTTCGAGAGCAAGAAGGCCGCTGCCGAGCACTTCGAAAGCGTCGGCTATCGCAAGAGCGGGAACTACTTCCACGGTTGCATGACCAACGATTTCGGCGGCATCATGGACGTTTCCGTCATCCTTTATCCGTGCAACGCGATGAGCGAAGAGATCCTGTGGGCATAGGCGGTAAGGGCCGGGGAAACCCCGGCCCGATCTCTCTTGTGTAGCTATTGCGTAGCAATGAAACGATAGCTATAAAGCTCCAATGATGTAGTAACATGAGCGTAGCAACTTGAGAACGGCAGAGAGGGACCCTCACCAGGACGGGGAGGGATGGAGGCGACGAGAGAAGAGGGGAGGCGATAGCATGCCGAAGCTTCGAGAGCAGAGGTACAAGCACGCCGACGGCACTGCGCACGTAAACTGCTATAACCTTGCCATCACGCGCAAGGTTGCCGAGGCGGCGGGGTTCAAACCCGCCGATAAGCTTATCGTGAGGGCCGAAGAGGGCCGTATCATCGTAGAGAGGGCAACCAATGAGGGTTAGGCTTGACCAGGGAGCATTAGTGCCCACAAGGGCGCACGGAACGGACGCGGGGCTGGATATCCGGGCACCATACGACATTGACATTCCCTGGTGCGGATGGGCCACGATTCACACGGGCGTTCACGTCGAGCTGCCGCCGGGGACGTGCGGCCTGCTTGTGAGCAGGTCGGGCCTCAACATCAAGAACAGCATCACCAGCACAGGCCTTATAGACGAGGGTTTCCAGGGCGAGATCATCGCAAAGCTCTACAATCACGGATTCTCTGACTACGAGGTGAAGAAGGGTGACAAGATCACCCAGCTTGTCGTTTTGCCGGTGCTTTACCCGGAGGTCGATCTGGTCGATGACTTCGAGGTCGAGACCGAGCGCGGGAGCGACGGATACGGATCCACGGGGAGGCAGTAGGGATGATCACCATAGAGGAAACCTGGGTTTCTGGGTTCGACGCGGCGATTCGTGGGATGCGCAACCCACTCAATTCGTGGGGCAAGTCGGACTCCTCGCCGGAATGGTCGGATACATTCGGGATCGGGCCGGATGACATGCGCCTTATGCGCAGGCTCGTTCGAAGCGGCACGGACCACGGGAAGTTTCTGCGCATGATCACGGTAACGTGCGACATTACGGCCCCACTTTATTGGTGGAAGGAATTTGACACGTACAAGGTCGGCACAGTCGCCAACTCCTGCTCCACGATGCACACGATTCACGCAAAGCCCTTCGATATCGGCGATTTCAGCACGGATGGGATGCCGAAGGGCCAGCGCCTGATAATGCGCTCCATAGTTGACCAATTGGAGGCGTTGCGCAAGAGCTTTAATGAGCGAGGGGACCGGGCGGCATGGCGCTCGATGATCCAGCTTTTGCCTGAGTCGTACAACCAGCGCAGGACGGTGCAGGCGAACTACGGCGTATTGTTGAGCATGTACGAGGCAAGACGGGCGCACAAGCTCACGGAATGGCACACGTTCTGCGATTGGGTGCGCGAACTTCCATACTTCGCAGAGATCACGGAGATCTAGCGATGAGCGGCGGTCTTGACATAAGCATAACGGGCGGTGCGCAGCTCGTGACATTGAGGTATCACGAAGAGGACGGCAACGAGGCGGAAATGACCTATGTCCCGCTAGTGATATGCCACGTCGAGCACGTGAAGCACGGGCCGATATTCGACGTCTGGAGGTTCGACTGCTGCGGATACGAGCATGCGGAGCCAAGGACAATACCGGGTGCGAGCGAGCTTCCACAGAGGCATTGCCCGAATTGCGGGGCGAAGGTGGTGGATGAATGAGCGGCACCGAGAGCGCGAGCATCGAGGACGAACTGACTCCGGTTCATACGTCGGTTCTTGGAATCATCCGACGGGTCGAGAAGTGGTGCGACGAGTGCGATCAGATGAGATGCCTGCACCCGGATCACCATCCGTGGACAGACGAGGACTGCGCGGGGTGCCAGTACTGGCGGGGCGACAGATGCGAGGTGGGGGCATGAGCGGCACGCTATGCGACACGTGCGACAAGGACAGTCGCTATATTGCGATGAGGGCTGAGAACGCCAAGCTACGGGAGCTGGTGCGAATCGCGGTAGAGTATTGCGTAAACGGGTACTGCGCAGAAGATGACGAATGTCCGCTTTACGAGAGCCGCACGTCATGCAGGCTGTATGCAGAGGCTCGCGATTTGGGAATCGGGGTGTGAGCATGACAGCGAGCGTTTCGGAGCATCAGGAATGCCACGCGACAGAACTTAACTACCGGCATTGCAAGTACGCCACGAATCGCGGGTGGTGTGATGACGAATGCGATCTGCCGAAGACGCGCATTGACCACGGTAGCATCGAGCATAACGGCGTGACGGAATGGCGCAGGTGCAGCGCGTGCGGCGCAGAGGTGCTGGCGTATCCGGCGCGTCATTGCCCGAACTGCGGCAGGATGGCGAGGCCGACAAGAGACAGGACGTGATCATGAGCGAAACCGAGATCATAGGCGTTCCGTCGATGGCGTTGAACTACACAGACGGAAAGCTCGAGTCGATCGGCATTGCGGGAGAGATGTATTGCAGAGAACGCGGCATGACGGCCAAGCGCATAGGCTCATACGACAAGCACCGGGCCGTTGATGACGTGGACTATCCAGCGCATTACACGGGCGAGATCGAGTGCATCGACGCGATGATCCAGACCCAGGGAAAGACGGCGGTTCGAGACTTCTGCGCATGCAACGCCTTCAAGTATTTGTGGCGATGGCGGCACAAGGGGAGGACCACGGACCTGATGAAGGCGGGCTGGTACATCGAAAAGGCAGTGGATCTCCTGGCAGATGGGGCCTAGTCATGAAATGGTACTATTGGGCGCTGAGGGAGTCGAAGACGCCGACGGACACGAGGGAGCGGATACGGATCCAGGGAAACCAGAGGCCGGACGAGTACGCGACGAGGCTCATAGCGATGGGAGAGGACCGGACCCGCGAGGCATTCTGGCTAATGGGTTCGAAGCGTCCAAGGTGGAGCAAACAGATCATGAGGGGGTGACGGCATGTTTTCGACTTCGGTGGCAATCACGATCCTGATCTGCATAACGATCATCACATTGGCGTTGATCAACAAGAAATAGCGCGGAGGGGGGGCGCATCACGCGCCTCCCTTTTTTGGTTGGGACCACCACGCTATAATCGAACGATGACGATTCGAGCGTGGGGAGGTCCAGCGATGACATGGTTAAGGGCGGCGGCGATACGCGCGGTTAAGACGGCGGCACAGACGGCAGTTGCGTTGATCGGCACGGGGGCCGTCGGGTTTACGGATCTGGACTGGCTGAGGATTGCCAGCGTCTCGGGCGTGGCGGCGGTGTTATCCGTGCTAACCAGCCTCGCTGGCCTTCCAGAGGCAGAAGAAGGGCGTGAATAGTAATGACGTACAAGATCCCAGCAGAGCGCATAGACGAGATCATGAGCGAGTCGAGATACGAGACCATCGACAGCGCACACGGCAGCTGCACGGTGGTCATCATGACCCTGCCGAATGGCTTCACTTTGGTAGAGTCGAGCGGCTGCATCGATCCGGCTGAGTACGATCACGAGTTGGGCGTGCGGCTATGCAAGGACGCGCTGAGGCGCAAGGTGTGGCAGCTTGAGGGCTACCTGGGCAAGCAGCGTTTTCACGAGATGCAGGCTAAGGGGAGAGAGTAGCATGGACGCATTGAGAACAATCCAGCGTGACGGGTACAGGTACGAGGACCTGACGCCTGAGAACAGGCGGGCGGTTGACTACATGAGGGCGCTCGTGCAGGACTTCGAGGACGGGTTTTGCTACGGCGAAGACGAGCCAACTGGATACACAACGCTCGACAGGATCATATCGGACGTGGCGGGAGAGGTGATCGGCGCGGCTGAACGTTGGTTGGAGATAACCATCGCCGAGATCCAGATAAGCATGATCGAGTCACAGGATGTTTAGGGCTTGCTCAAGGTGCGGGCGAATACACCCGAAGGGCTACGAGTGCGATCACAACCGGCCACGGAGGACCTACCAGGGCGGCGAGGAAAGGGACCTGCGCAACAGCCACGCATGGCACAGCAAGAGCCTCGATATCCGGGAGAGGGCGCAGCACCTATGCGAGGTGTGCCGAGACCACGGGCGATATGTATACGAGGGTCTAGAGGTTCACCACATCACGAAGGTCAAGGATGATCCGTCAGCGTTGTTGGATGACCAGAACCTGGTGTGCCTTTGCACGGCTTGCCACAAGATGGCGGACAGGGGAGAGCTAGACGAGGCCTATCTGCGAATGCTGGCGAAGAGGCGGGACGATCGATAGCGGATCCGGCGGCGGCGGACGGGTAGAGGGGAAATCCCCCCTACCCTCCCAGGGAAATCTCCGGGCAAATTCGTAACCACACCGCCTACGTTTTCTCACAAAAACATTCGAAACCCGCGAATTTTTGGACAGGTTTTTTGAAAAACGGTAGCATTCCTGCGAAAATCACCCAAAAAAGGCGTTAAAGCAGCATCGTTATTGAGAGGGTCCATACAAAGGCATGCGGAGAGGGGGCCAACGCGTGAGCGAGCTTAACATCGTTTATAAGAAGGTAGACGAGATCACGCCATACGCGAACAATCCAAGGCACAACGACAACGCAGTCGATGCCGTGGCGGCATCGATCAAAGAGTTCGGCTTCAAAGTGCCGATCGTCCTTGACGCGAACGGCGTGATAGTCACGGGCCATACACGCCTGAAGGCCGCGAAGCTCCTGGGCATGGAGGAAGTGCCATGCATAACGGCGGATGACTTGACAGACGAACAGATAAAGGCGTTCCGTTTGGCAGACAACAAGGTCGCGGAGCTTGCGACGTGGGATCTTGACAAGTTGAACATCGAGCTGGGGGAGATCGAGTTCGACATGTCGGAGTTCGGTTTCTCTGATATCGAGGTCGATGATATCGAGATAGACGAGATCGAGGAGGACGATCCGCCTACGCCACCGGATGAGCCACGGGCGAAGCCGGGGGACATTTACCGCCTCGGCGAGCATCTTGTCATGTGCGGCGACTCGACAAACGGCGCGGACGTTCGCAGGCTTGCCAACGGTTCGACGGTCGATCTTCTCCTTACGGACCCACCATACAATTGCGACTATGCAAGCAAGAACGAGAGTCTGAACAAGGCCGACAAGGGAAACCGCATACAGGATGAGATCATCGGCGACAACATGCCGGATGACGAGTTCGTCGCGTTCCTGGTCGATGCGCTAAAGAGCGCGGATACGGTCATGAAGGATGGAGCGTCATTCTACATCTGGTGCGTCGATCACAAGATCCAGCGTTTCATCGAGGCGCTTGGAACGATGCCTTGGAAGTGGCACCAGACGTTAATCTGGGTAAAGAACAACCTCGTGCTGGGCCATTGCGACTACCAGAAGAAGCATGAGCCTTGCCTCTACGGATGGAAGGACGGCGCGGACCATTTCTTCATCGATGACAGGACGCAGGTATCAGTGATAGAGGACAAGGCCGACATAAAGAAGATGAGCAAGGACGAGATGCGGCGCATGCTTGAGGCGATCCTGGATGACGGAATAAGCACGACGGTAATCCACGAGGACAAACCACAGGTCAACGACCTGCACCCAACCATGAAGCCGGTGAAGCTCTTTGCGAGGCTTATCCGAAACAGCTCCAGGCCGGGGGACACGGTTCTCGACCTATTCGGCGGCAGCGGAACGACCCTTATAGCGTGCGAGCAGCTGGGCCGTCGGGCTTTGGTCATGGAGAAGGAACCGAAATACGTTGACGTCATCCTGGACAGGTACCAGGCGTTCACGGGAATAGGGGCGGTGAGGATCAATGCAAGATAAGAGAATCAGCCTGCAAGAGCAGGCGAACGAGATCATCCGTATTGCCGAGGAATCGGGCGTGCAGTCCAATTTCCTATTCGTGACAACGTTCAAACGCTACCAGGTCCAGTTGAACATTCTTAACGAACTAGAGAAGTCCATGAAAGAGGACGGCATGCTCGTCACGAAGGAATACGTGAAGGGTCGAAAGAACCTCTATACGCACCCGGCGGTTGGTGACTATAACAGGACAACGGACAGCGCGAACAAGACCGTGGGAACGCTCATGCGGATAATCCGAAGTTTCACGATGGGCGACAAGTCAGAGGATGACGATCCGCTCATGAGGATGATCAACGGTGATGAGTAGGGCCTACGAGTTCTGCGCGAAGTCCATAGACGCCGAGACAACGCCGAAGTACGTGCGGCTACAGATGCGCGACTTCATGGACGTATGCGAGGGCAAGGATACGACGTACATGATCAGCGAGAAGAAGCTCAGGCAGCTAGAGGGGATCTTAAGGCTTCTGATCATGCCGAAGGGCCTGAAGGCTGGGCAATCGCTTTATGAATGCACGACGGGCTACCAGTGGCTTTTCTACACGGCGATACTTTGCACGGTGTACAGGGACAACCAGAAGAAGCGGCGATACGAGACGGGCGTGCTCGAGATCTGCCGAAAGAACTTCAAGACGTACACCATCGCGACGATCTTTATTCTTCTTTTCTTGACGGAACCGAACTTCTCTAGGTTCTACAGCGTGGCACCGGACGGGAGTCTTTCGCGTGAGATCCGTGAGGCCATCTCCGAGACGATCCGATCGTCGCCTGCGGTCTACGAGTACAGGGACGAGAAGCGCTTCAAGATCCTTCGCGATTACATCATGTTCAAACCGACACAGACCCAGTACATACCATTGAGCTATTCAACTTCGAGGATGGACGGCAAGCTCCCCAATGCCTTCATTGCCGACGAGGTAGGGGCGTTGCCGGTTTCATACCCGATTGAGGCGATGCGGTCAGGGCAATTGAACATCCTGAACAAGCTCGGTTTCGTTGTCAGCACGAAGTATCCGACGATCGACAACCCCTTTGAGGACGAGGTTGCATATTCGAAGAAGGTGCTGGACGGCATAGAGAGCGATCCGGCGCGGTTCGCTTTGCTTTACGAGCCGGACGAGACGAAGGGCTGGGAGACCAACGATCTCATATTGAAGCAGGCCAACCCGGTAGCGCTTGAGATCCCTGAGATATGGGACGATCTAGTCAAGAAACGCGCCTACGCCATCGCGGTTGAGTCGGCACGCGAGAATTTCGTGACAAAGCATTGCAACATCATCTATCAGGGCGTCGGAACCGAAACGTATATCGACGTGAAGGACGTGCAGAAATGCAAGGTCGCCAGCATCGACTGGACCGGGCGAGTCGTTTACCTTGGGGTTGACCTTTCGGAATCAAACGACAACACAAGTGTCTCCATGGTTTCGATTGATGATGATCTAAACATACTCGCGGATTCGTTCGCTTTCGTGCCAGCAGATCGAATAGACGAGAAGGCGGCGGCTGAGAAGGTAAACTATCGCGAGCTTTTGAAGTCGGGCAAGGTCATTGCGTGCGGCGACAGGGTCATAGACTACGGGGCCGTAGAGTCGTTTGTAGCGTCCATTGAAGAGCGCTATGGTGTAAGTGTCCAGGCGATCGGGTACGACCGTTGGAACGCGCTCTCAAGCGCCCAGAAGTGGGAGAACGATGGATACAACACGGTCGAGATACGCCAGCACTCGTCGGTCCTTCACCCGCCTACGAAGCTATTGCGTGAGAAGATCCTGAGCGGCGGGTTTCGGTATGAGCCAAACCCTCTGCTAGAGATCAATTTTCAAAATTCGCGATGCACATACGACACAAACATGAATCTTTACGTGAATAAGAAGAAATCAAAAGGCAAGGTCGATATGGTTGTGTCACTAATAAATGCGGTGTACCTATTGCAGCAAGACGTGATCCTGGGCGATGGTGCATTTGATATCCAGGTTATCTAGGGGGGTACCGACATGGGGCGTTTCATGGACTGGCTTCTTATGCGTGACACCGGCACCGACATTAGTGCTGGAAGCACGCAGAACGTTGTGGGCGACGTCGAGTACAACAACACGGCAAGCGACGTGCTTCTGCAGGCGCTCATAAACAACGAGGCCATCACGCGCGAAAAGGCGCTGACGTTGCCAGCGGTGAGCGGCGCGGTCGATTTCATATCCAACACGATAGCGTCAATGCCAGTGAAGCTCTACCGGCACAAGGACGGCAGGGTCGAGGAAATCGAGCGTGACACGCGCGTGAGGCTGCTAAATTGCGACACGGGGGACACACTAGACGCCTTCCAGCTAAAAAAGGCCATGGTCGAGGATTACCTCTTGGGTAAGGGCGGATATTGCTACATCGAGCGAAACCGCAACGAGGTTGTAGCGCTAAAGTACGTGCAAGACGCATACATCGAGATCATGCGCAACTACCACCCGATAAACAAGGATTACGTGATCCTGGTCATCGGCGAGGAATACAGGCCGTGGGACTTCATAAAGCTCCTGCGCAACACAAAGGATGGGGCGAGCGGCACGGGCGTGACGGTCGAGGTATCCAAGGCGCTAGAGACGGCCTATCAGACGATGCTCTACCAGCTTAACCTGGTTGCAGGCGGCGGCAACAAAAAGGGCTTTCTTAAGGCATCGCGTAAGTTGGGCCAAGACGAGATCAACGTGCTAAAGGCAGCATGGTCGAGGCTTTACAGCGACAACTCCGAGAACGTCGTTATATTGAACAACGGTCTTGAGTTTCAAGAGGCGTCTAACTCAAGCGTCGAGAACCAGATAAACGAGTCAAAGAAAACGTTGATGGATGAGATCAACGGCCTCTTCCACATCACGGATGATTTCGACCTGACTTTTAAATTTGCGATCTACCCTATAATTCGAGCATTCGAGACGGCGTTAAATCGAGACCTTTTGCTCGAAAAGGAAAAGAAGAACATGTTTTTCAGGTTCGACGTCAAAGAGATACTGAGGGCGTCGATCAAAGAGCGGTTCGAGGCGTACAAGCTTGCAAAGGAAACCGGCTTTGCTACGTTCAACGAAATACGCCGGTGGGAAGACATGGATTATGTAGATGGTTTGGACGTCGTTAACGTCGGTCTTGGGGCTGTTTTGTATGATACGACAACGCATAAATATTATACGCCGAACACCGACACTGCCGCCATGCTTGGAACTGAACAGATGCTAGAGGGGCATGAGCTGGCAAGCGAGTTTGACCAGAGCGGCAACAGCGCGGACGCGTAGGGGGGTGAGCAGCATGCAGGTTAGAATAACGGGCGACACGGTAGAGATCGACGGTTACGTCAATGCGATCGAGCGCAACTCGAAACCGCTAGAGTCGCGGATGGGGCCATTCGTGGAGCGCGTCAGCAAGGGCGCATTCGCCAAGGCTTTGAAGCGCAACGACGACGTGAGGATCCTCCTTAACCACGACTGGAACAGAGATCTAGGAGGGACCAAGGACGGAAATCTCGAGTTGACAGAGGACGCGATAGGACTTAAGGCGCGGGCCACGATCACAGACCCTGACGTCGTGCAGAAGGCAAGGAACGGCGATCTGGTCGGATGGTCTTTCGGCTTCTTTGACAGGGAAGTCGAGAACACCACGGAACACGACATGCCGACGAGGATTGTGCGCGACATGGACCTCTACGAGGTATCACTCCTTGACAGAACAAGGACGCCAGCCTATGACGGCACGCTTGTAACGACGAGGGCCAAGGATGGTTCTACGATGTACCACGGAGCGATGCTGGACCTGGCAATCGACACGCGCGAATATGCCATGGCGGCGCTCGACAGCTTCGAGGACCCGGAACCTATCGACTATTCGCAGTACGAAGAGATGATCCAGGAATTGAAGGGGGAGTAACGAAAATGAGCAAGGAACTTACGGAGAAGAAGAACGACCTGATCACGCGTGCGGAGACCGTTCTCAACGCGGCCAAGGCCGAGAAGCGAGAGCTTACGGAGGACGAGGCGGCGGAGCTGGCCGAGATCAGGGACAACGTCAGGCGTATCATCGAGACCATGAAGCTCGATGATGACTTTCGCGAGATCGGCGGCATGGAGCGCAAGCCGGACGG